AGACAGGCTCTGGCATGGCCACGCGTGAATGTCGTTCTGGATGAACATGATTTCCCGCCGGATGAAGTTCCACGGCAGGTTTTAACCGCGCAGTGCATGCTGGCGGTAGAGGCAATCGACGGAGATTTACTCTCCAGCGTGCGCGAAGCCGCTGTGAAAACTGAACGTGTGGAAGGTGCTGTCACCATGACCTATGCGGTCGCAGATGGTGAAGTTTTCACGCCGTCCTATCCTGCTGTCATGGCGCTGTTAGGCGACCTTGCTGGTGGTCGAGGTTTCGCCATCAATGCATTTGCAGAGAGGGTCTGATATGGCGATTGATTACCTACGTATGCAGGCCAGAACAACGCGCATGCTCAGGCAGAACGGAGCGTTATACAACGTCACCCGCAAGGGTTCAGTAACGGTTATCGGTGGAGTCGAGCATAAAACGGATGATGTTCAGTTCACTGCGATCGGCGTTAAAACGGAATACGCACCCGGCGAAATAGATGGAACGGTCATCGTTAACGGCGACGTGCAGATCGTTTTTACGGCAGAGCAGGAAATTAAAATCGGCGACGTAGTCGATATTGATGGCACAGCCCACCGGGTTATCAAACCCAACCCGGCAAAACCTGCCTCGCTGGTACTCTGCTACAAAGCGCAGTTGAGGGCATAGCATGGGAGAGAACACGGCATTCCTCGCTGAAATCACAGCATTCGTCAATAAGGCGAAAACGAATCAGGAAGCAGTGGTGCGCGCCGTCGGAATCAAAATTCTTAACCAGCTGGTGGTGATGTCCCCAGTGGGCAACCCGGAGTTGTGGGAAGTTAACCAGACAGCCGTTTCCTATAATCGCGCTGTTTACGACCATAACGAGGCGCAGCGGGCAAATCCCGACAACCTGACCAAAACCGGGCGACTGAAGAAAAAAGCCCGGGTGGTGGATGGGATGGATATCAAAGCACCGCCGGGGTATACGGGCGGACGCTTTCGCGGTAACTGGCAGGTATCGTTTGATGCTCCGACAACTGATGAAACGGGACGAATAGACAAGACCGGCGACCTGACAAAAGCAGCCGGGAACTACACGCTGTCACTGTTCAAAGTCGGGATGAAGGCCATTTATTTCTGCAACAACGTCCCGTATGCATACCCGCTTGAAATGGGGCATTCCACACAGGCACCGGGCGGAATGGTCCGTATAACCGCTGCTGAGTTTCAACGCTTCTTTGAGGAAGCTATCAAGGAGGTGTCCTGGTGATTCCTGATATTGCATCTGCACTGGCCGCCAGACTGGGTACCTGGGCCGATGCCGAGGGCATTTCAGTTGCATGGGAGAACGTGCCGTTTACACCTCCTGCTAACGACATATACCTGGCCGTACATGATATGCCCGTTACGCCGCGGACAATCGATCTCGGATTGCGCTGCCGGACTTATTCAGGCGTGTACCAGATCAATGTCGTGGCGCCAGCCGGCTTAGGCCGTACCTCAGTCGTTTCTCTGGCGGGCAGATTAGTGGAATTGTTCCCTGAGGGGCAGGAAATTGCAGGAAGTGACTTCACCTGCTGGATCACCAGCACGCCAGCAATTTTTCGCGGTATCCCGACAGCTGTTTCCTACACCATTCCCATCAGCCTGAACTACCGGGCCGACATCATTAACTGACCCCGTCAAAATCATCGGCCATTGTGCCGGTTTTCTAATTTCACAGGAGTAACCATTATGGGCTTCGCACTGCCTAACGGCGCTCATGTTTATCTGGCCTCGGGCTACGGCCCAGCCATTACTTTCACCGGCGCGACGAATGCTGAGCACGCGGTGATCACCGTCAGCTCCGCGGACGATATCGCGGTCGGTGATATCGTTCACGTGAACTGCAACTGGTCGGGTATTGATAACGTTATCGCGAAAATCGACGCGATTGCGGAGAATGCTGTCACTCTTCGCAACATCAATACCACCAACAAAAACAAATACGCGGCTGGCGGCGGTTCCGGCTCTATTCGCAAAATTGAAGAATGGACCGAACTGCCACAAATCACTGAGGTATCGAAATCCGGTGGTGATCAGAACACCACGCAGATTCAGTTCCTCAGCGATGACCGTCAGCGCAACCTGAATACCTATAAATCTGCCGTCTCTCAGACTTACTCGATCGCTCACGATTCAAGTCTCCCGGTATATCCGTTGCTGCGCCAGCTGGATGAAGACGAAGAGACTGTGGCGGCTTATATGTACGTTCCGAAGGCGAAGGAGAATCGTTACTGGGCGGCCACGGCATCTTTTGACGACACGCCGACCACGGCGGTGAACGAAGTCGAAACGGTAAGCGTCGTGCTGAACCTGCAATCGCCAGCAATGACGTTCTACAAAATCACAGGCGCCGCGGCATAAGCCAGGCATAACGATAGTCTAAGCCTCCTCCATGGAGGCTTTCTTTCACTAAGAGGCAACGATGGCGACTAAATTCACCCTTCAGCCCAAACCAACTTTTAAGGCCAACGTCTCGATCCCGCGCGCTGGCGATGAGGATGGCGTGCTGACATTCACATTCAATCACAAGCCACTCAAAGAACTGGCGGATCTGGAGAAAATGGAAGGCAAAACCGCCACTGATTTTCTGATGGAAATCATTGCTGGCTGGGCACTTCCCGATGCATTCAACGCGGAAAACCTGTCGGTGCTGCTGGAAAACTATCCGGCGGCAATGAAGGCAATCCCGGAAACCTACTACCGAGAGTTGATGGGGCAGCGCGAAAAAAACTGATAGCGGTTGCCTCTGCATTCTATACGCCTGAACCCACAGCGGCAGACCTGGCACCCTATGGGCTTACGCCGGATGACTATGACGATCAATACATCGACGTCTGGCCAGATGTATGGCCTTCATTCCTGGTGTTTCAGGCTGTCAGCACGCAGTGGCGCACGGGCATGGGAGGCGCATCAGGTCTTGATTACAACGTGCTGCCCTGGGTGATGCGCCTGCACAACGTCGACGACGAGGCAACCGCGCTTTCGGACATCCGAATCATGGAGTGCGCCGCACTAAAAGTTATGCATAAAGAGAGGGCGGAATGAGTAACGACATCGCCACGATTTCCCTGCGCGTAAATACCACTGAGCTGGAGCGTGGTAACCAGGCACTGGATCGCTTTCAGGAGACTGCGTCCGCCGCGGCAGGTAAAGCGGATGACCTGAACAGTACGTTCCGCACCGGGATCGACAACCAGAAAAAAAACAGCGAAAGCCTGAAACAGCAACGGCAGGAACTGCAAAACCTGCTGAATAAAATCAGCCCTGTTAACAAGGCGCTGGACGAGCTGGATACCATTCAGGAAAGCCTGTCTAAATTCCGGAGCAAAGGTCTGGTGGGTGACGAGGATTTTACTCGTTACAACAGCGTGCTTGAGACGACCCGCGCGAAACTGGCGCAGGTCATGGAATCTGAAACAGCAGAGGGCCGAGCTCGCATTGAGCAGGCACAGGCAGCGCAACGGGCAACTGCCGCAGGCAAAACTTTTATCGACTCACTTGAGGACCAGGTTGCAGCTATCGGAAAAACCCGTGCAGAGTTACTCGAACTGAAGGCGGCCCAGCTTGGCGTGTCGGACCGCGCTGCGCCAATGATTGCCCGACTAAAAGAGCAGGAAGAGTCCTGGAAATCTGGAGCTATCAGTGCGGGGCAGTACCGTAATGCCATGCGTTACCTGCCAATGCAAATGACGGATATTGTGACCTCACTGGCCTCCGGTATGCCGGTTTATATGGTTGCTATCCAGCAGGGGGGGCAGCTGCGTGATTCCTTTGGTGGGGTGGGGAACGCGCTAAAAGCGATGTTATCCATGGTCACCCCGGCGCGTGTAGCGATTGGTGGTCTGGCCGGTGCAGTTCTCCTTGCCGCGAAGGCAGGATCTGATTACTTCACTGCCTATGACGAAATCAATAAAGCTATCATCCGCACCGGAAACATTGCCGGTACGTCAGCGCTACAGATTATGGCATCCTCCCAGTCAATCTCTGCTTCAACCGGGGCTACGGTGGGCACTGTCCAGAGTCTGATGACAGAGTTAGTTGGTATCGGCTCAATGTCTCAGCAACAGCTTGAGAAAGCTACCAAAGCGACGGCGCTGGCAGTTGAAACTGGCATTGTTTCGACTCAGGACATTACCAAGGCTTATAAGGATATTGAAAAGGATCCGGTTAAGGCTCTTCAGAACCTTAATGAGCAATTCAACTTTCTCACCGTTTCACAGCTTAAGCACATTGACGAGTTAGTTAAGCAGAAAGACCAGACCGCTGCCGTTACTCAAGCTATGGATTTGTTTGCCGACACGATGGCAGAGCGCGGAGAGCAGGCTTACGACTCGCTGACACCATTTGGCCGCCTGTGGCTTGATATCAAGGGATGGGCATCTGAGGCTATGCAGAGAATCGGTCAGTGGGTAGCTGAACTGGCATCAAACACGCTAAAGGAATTTAACGCAATTTATTACAGCGTCGCGATAGTTTTCCAGAAGCTGAACCAGATTATTTCTTCTTCTATCGCGGCTGCGATTAATCTCGTTCCTGACTGGGCGAAAACTGATACTTTGCAGGGATGGCAGGACTATAACGAACAAATGGCCGGCGCTTATGGTAACAGCGTGTCTCAGCTGAAAAAGGACTGGGACGCAGCTGACATTAGCGCAGGCAAGTACCTCGATACATCCCGCAAGATAAGCGCCGCGACCACTCAGAAGGATCGGGAAGCAGTCGCTTCGTTTGGCAAAAAAACGAAAACAGGAAAGCAGGGCACTGTATCTGCTGGCGACCGCAGTACTGACGCTGCTCAGACCGAATTGCTGGCGCTTCAGGCGCAGTTGCGTGCTCTTCAACAGCATAAAGGGCTGAACGACACTATCAGCCAGCAGCGCAAAGATCTGTGGACCACTGAGGCGAAATTTCAGGTGCTGGAAGAAGCCTCGCGTTCACGTTCCCTGACAAAGCAGGAACGATCCCTGCTGGCGAGTAAAGACCAGGTGCTTCAGTTGGCACGGCAGAAAGCCCTGTTAGGTGATCAGATTACCGAACAGGAACAGCTGAACAAGCGAATGGATACCTCGCAGAAATACGTCACGCAGATGACAGAGAAGCAGGCTGCTTTGGTCGGTGGAGCTGGAATGA